CGTCAACGGAACTTTTGCAGTCAATCAAGCAGAAGGAATAAAAACAATTACTCCGATAAAGCAAAACATTTCTACTGCAGAAACAGAGTATTGGTATGCCGTAAATGCATATGATGATGAGAAAGAAAGAAACGAATTGAAGCGAAATATATTTGTTCTCAAGTCTTCTTATCTCGCTGAAACAGAAAAACAATTTATACAACAATTGAGTTCGTAATATGATTTCTCAAATTAGAGACGGGCAGTTTAAACTTAACGAGTTCTTAATGATTGATAATACAGCAAAAACTGTCGATTGCGGCAAGGCTGTTGATTTGACTCCTGTCTGTGTACAAGCAAACATATATGAATCTATACTCGAACCTGCTGTTCGTGCACAATTCGAATTCTATGAGGCGAAGGGCGCAGGAGATAAATTTGTTTTTACAGATAAGAAAATTATCATTGATTTTACAACAGACGAAGATAATTCAAAATCGTCTATTCGATACGAACTTTATGTTATTAATAAACCAGTTACTTTTAATTCTCCCGATGATAAAGCACTAATTTATAAAGTGGAGTGTGTTACATATGAAGCATGGAAAGCTTCGACCATAAAAAACACACCGCTTGTTAGGAAAAACATCGAGTGCGAGAATATGGTAAAAGCATATCTTAACTTAACGAAATCAAATAAACCTTTCTTTGCAGAAAAAACTCGTGGGTTGCATGCATTTAACTTTACTGAAAAGACTCCATTCGAGTGTATTGATCAAATTAGATTAGAACATGCAATGTCTCAAGAATTTAACGGCCATTGTTTTTACTTCTTTGAAAACAAGTACGGATTTGTTTTTAAAAGCATGGAAGCGTTAATCAAAGAAGGCATAAAAAATATCGGCGACAAGTGTTTTACACAATCTACTTTAACCAACTTAAATGTAACCGGAGCAAAGTGGAGAAACATCTTAACTACTAAAATTATTCAAAGCGGCAACGAAGGAATTTTAAGATTAATTGGAGGTGGAAGATCGACGTGTCAACTACAAAATAGTGTCACTGGAGACATCATTTCTTTTCAAGCTGATCCAAAAAATTTACAATTTGAAACACTAAACGAAGGATCTGCATCTACAAATCTTAAAGCTCAGGTTGAGAAAACTGAAGATGGAAATGAAGGAGCTCCTCGAGCGATTCCTTTTGATCCGACTGTTGGAAATGCAGAGAGAGCCGAAAAGTTTAATCATATGCCTTATTACATGAGTCACTTTTTAACAGTGGTTATGCAAATCACTATTTATGGAGATTCAGCCATTACTGTTGGAGATGTGATTCACTGTCAATTACCCGAAGCGGCTGGCCTTACAAGAGGAGAAGAAAATCCTGTGAATGAAGATAGCGCTGTCACGACAGGTAATTATGTTGTAACTAAATGCCGTCATATGCTGACTTTCAATGAAAAAGCAGAATATGCACAGGGGTTAGAGCTCGTAAAAGATGGCATCGGTGGATTGCCAAAAACACACACAGTTTAGAGGATGATAAATGCAAGTTCCAAGATTTTTTGAAGGTATAGTAGCAGAAGATCCGACGACAGATCTCGGTTTAGAAGCTGATAAACCACAAACTGGCAGAGTTTTAGTAAGAGAACTTTTAGGTCACTCTAATCAAGTGAATTCTGAAGATTTATTACCGTCATATGTTATGATGCCAACTACGAGCGCCGGAGTCTCTGGAATTGGATTAAGTCCGACTGGTCTCTTAAAGGGATCTCGAGTCATGTGCATGAAGCTTCCAAATCAACAGTCGGCATATATTCTTGGTGTGTTAAACTATGCGCCAGAAGGCAATCACAGCGTATCTTCATATGCTCGTGGTCAAGGTGAACCAGAAGAAAAAACTCAAAATCGAATTAAGACTGATGATGGTTTCTACGTTGAACCAGAATCGAAGTACAAGGCGAGATATCCTTATAATAATACCATGACTACTCGCAGCGGTCACTTAGTAGAGCTAGATGATACTCCTGGATCAGAGCGCGTACAAGTTTATCATAAGTCAGGATCTTATCTCGAGATCTTGCCAGATGGAACCATCGTGACAAAGTCAGTAAAAGATCATATTCAATTAGCCTCAGGCAACATGACAATTTTTAATGTCGGCGATGAGAAGGGTGATAAGAATATTGAGATCACATGTAACCAAGGTAAGATTGTTATCACTGCTCAATCAGATCTCGACATCTTTGCAAACGAAGGCAATGTAGGGATCTATGCTAATAATGGCAGTGTACAGGTGGTATCAAAATCAGGCGCGGTGGATATTCAAGCCGCAATTGTTGGAATCAATGCATGAGACCGATAGTCTATGTTCCTGAAGTTCCTAATTTAGAATGTGGTCCTAACGGGCAAATATCTTTCCGTCAAATGGAAGACTATTTCGTAGGCATTGCAAAGATCATTAGCCAACTGAAGTTACAAGCAAAGTTTATTCAAGACGAGTGCGGCAAAGAACTCATCGAAGCTATTCGAGACATGGAAAAGCTAGTCGATGATATTACTGGTATTCTGATGACTGACGTCTTTAAGAAGATCAAGTCAAAAGAACAAGAGATGAAGTATAAGGTCCGCGAGTTTTTAAAAGAGATCGACGTATGGTTTCAGAAGAGGATCGTCGACGCACTACTCAAGATTGTTGATATTCTTGGAATTCCAAATCCACTTACTACCCCGATTCCATTCATTACGGCTGTAACACTCGTCGACGAAGCTGGTAATCCTGTTCGTTATCAGCCAGTAATCAACGATTTGTTTACGAAGGAAGGTAAAGTCAAGATCAAAGCTGCAATTGCCGAAGACATCGAATCGGTTCGAAAGTTTTTTGGTGATGGCAAATACGACGGAACTCTGGGTATTAAGAGTCCTGAGCATGAAGCCGAAGAATTTTGGCAGAAAGCTTTGGCATGGATGAAAGAACTGCTGAGCGATTTTATTGCCGCCTGCATCAATGCATTGATCGGCTTACTGACTAAGATTCCTATTATTGGTCCAATCATTGAAAAGATTGGAGTATTCATCGATCCTACGAAGCCTATTAAAGCGCAATTAAAACTGAAGTATGAAGATTTTAAGAAACGTATTAAGAAGGCAAAAGAAGACGTCTTATCAGGTAAAGCTATCGAAGACTTTGGAGAGAAGTTACTCCAAGAACTCATAGACTTTGTCTTGAACTTGCCGATCCCGCTCTTCGGAACCTTAGGCAATTTAATTGGTTTCGATAACGAAGAACGTAAGAAGAAAGAAACGATTCATTCAAAAGAAGAATTGTGGCATCGAATTGAAGATGCGTTCGAAGACGCCATGGAAAAGATTAAGAAGTTCTTTCAGACAGATTTGATTGCCAAGATACATGATATCATACTCAAAGCTCCAGGTTGGATTCTACAGCAGTTTCCAATCGTAGGCAAAATCCTCGACACAATCAAACTGATTATTGACATCTGTCGCGGCAAAGTATCGATTTGTCAGGTTTTAAATATCATTTTAAAACCGATATTTGGTATTCCAGATGCGATCTTAAAATTCATTCCGAATTGCATCGAGATACGTAGAACGAAGTACGGGTTAGAACCGAATCCAGACAATCTGCCAAAATGGGCTCAGCCCGCTTCTGCAACCGTGTGAAGTGGATTAGTCTAACATGTTAGATCAATATTCAGTATCAGAAAATGGATATTTCTTTTCAGATGTTAGCGAACCGACAGTTCCAACAGTTTCTTATGGGGATCTAAGCCCACCAATCGCAATACGATTTACTGTGCCAGAACCTGGAGTCACCACGGTTGAAATTGACGATTGGTATATGCCGACTTTCGTACGATGCGAACAAAATTGTGTTGATGATTTATTGTTATGTGCAGTTTATGTGTTTGCAACAGATCATGATGTTGTTGTTGATGATTGGTATCCTTTCAGACACGAAGTCAACGATACGTTTGAGGTCGGAACAGTTGTTTCGTACGAAGATTGTGATATGATTTTGACTGATTTTGTGTATGATGGCAACAACAAGCTTCTTTCTTATATTGAAACGAATAAATCTACATTTGTAATGATACGATATGATTTTACTCGTTCGGCTGGTCCAGGATTAGATGCGATTGGTAGCAACGAAGATTATCAAAACTTTGCCTTTACTGGCCAGGTTGGGCTTCTCTCTGACGATGTTGCAAATGTCGACATCGAAAACTATGAGATACTAGAAACCATCATATAATCATTATAAATAAGATAAAGTAGTAGGGTAATATGGCAGACAGAATAGATGCACTGACAACGAGGAAAACAACACAGCGTGATCCTGTGTTCACCGACTTTTATAATAACTTTAACATACATCCTCAGAACAAGAGACTCGCTCTTCACACTGACGAACAGGCTGTCAGAAGATCGATGAGAAATATCTTACAGACAAATACCAAAGAACGATTGTTTAATCCAGAATTTGGTGGTGGTCTTCGTCGATTCTTATTCGAAGATATTTCTGTGATGACTTCAGATCTTATCAAAGATGCCGTGTTCGATTCGATTACCAAATACGAACAGCGAGCTCGAATCATTGATGTCTTAGTAGTATCAAATGAGTTTGCGCATTCTTATGAAGTATCAGTCTATTATGAGATAATAAATAATGCTAATCCGCAGACACTTCAACTCACCCTTTATAGAGTAAGATAATGGCAGCAAATTCCAGTATAGTCCTTACACAGTTAGACTTCGATTCCTATAAAGACTCGTTGAAGACATTTCTGAAATCACAAGATCGATTTAAAGATTACGACTTCGACGGAAGCAACCTTTCGGTTCTTCTCGACGTGCTTTCATATAACACTTATCAGAACGCGTTCTATCTCAACATGGTCAGCAACGAGATGTTTCTTGATTCGGCGAAGTTACGTGACAGCGTTATTTCTCATGCCAAAGAATTAAACTATCTTCCGAGATCGTTTCGATCATCTTCGGCTGTCATTCAACTGGTAATTACTTCGACAGATACGGCAAAGAGATCGATCGTTATTCCAAAGGGAACATCATTTACTTCGCGTGTTGATGATTTCACTTATAACTTTAGCACTACTGAAAATTATGTTATTACAAAGAGAACTCCTTCAGGATCAAATCTTATATATGAGAGCGAGCCGATTCGAGTATACGAAGGTAGCTACCTCAGCGATACCTATACAATAAATTATGCTAATCCTCTTGTGTATAAGATTAGTAATAAAAGAGTTGATCTTGAAAGCGTATTAGTTACGGTCTTTGAAGATAACGGCACGACTATTCAAACTTACAAGAGAGCGACGTCTCTTTTTGGTCATGATGAAAACGCAAAGGTCTTTTTCTTACAACCGGGAATTGGTGACACATACGAAGTCGTCTTTGGTGACGGAGTTGTTGGAAGAAAACCAAAGAACAACTCTGCGTGTATCATTGAATATCGATCATGCAACGGAGAACTTCCGAATGGCGCATTTAAGTTTATTAATACTGCACGCATCGATAATGAAGCAAACATTGTAATTGAAACGATTACTGCTTCGGCCGACGGAGCTGTTGCAGAAGATCTGAGCTCGATTAAGTACAATGCTCCTCGTGCATTTACTACACAAGAACGTGCTGTGACTTCTGAAGACTATGAGAATCTACTCAAAGCAAACTTTCCTGAAATCAATGCAGTGGTTGCATATGGCGGAGAAGATGCAAATCCTCCCCAGTATGGCAGAATTTTCTTGTCGATCGATCTTGATGAAGTCGACGGTCTTCCAAAGATTAAAGAAGCAGAATATAAGAAATTCTTAAGATCACGTTCTTCTGTGGCGATTGAGCCACTCTTTGTTTCTCCTGATTACACATATTTATATGTCAATACAAATATCAAGTACAATATCAATCTTACCGGTTTAAATCCAGAAGATATTCGTACGAACGTTATAGATTCTATTCTGACACACGCTTCTACGAATCTAAATAACTTTGGTCGTACACTGCGCTACTCAAGATTTATTCGTGATGTCGATGCCGCAGAAAATAGTATCATTAGTAACGAAACTCAAATTGAACTCGTCAAGTATCTCACTCCGGTGCTGAGCACGACAGTGACTTCTACTCCTACGTCAACATCTGGTTCGCTTGTATCATTGGCGACTTCAGGTGTAATTTCTTCTGGTCAGAATGTAACGATTGACTTTAAAAATCCATTAAAGAACGATGTTCCAGGCAAAGGTGCAGAACACTTAATCGGTGATATTCATGTCGTAAGTTCTTCGACATTCACTTATAATGGTTTGCCAAACTGTCGTCTTGAAGATAACGGTGATGGTATCATGCGTATCATCAATACTTCTGGAACACAACATAGAACCATTCTTGATATTGGTACAGTTGACTATGATACTGGTATCGTCAGAATCAACAACTTTAATATTACTAATTACACTGGCACTTCTTTAAAAATCTATGCCAAGCCGCGTACTCTTGACATCACTTCTTCTCAGAACGTGATACTTAATATTCTTGAAAATGACGTCGACGTCACAATTGAACAGATCAGAGAATAATGAAGAATATAGAAAAAAGAATATCTCCGTTAATTCAGAGTCAATTTCCTTCTTTTTACCAAGAAGAGGGAGAGAACTTCATTGCGTTCGTGAAAGCCTACTATGAGTGGCTTGAAAACTCTGGAACATATGTTAACTATTCTGGCAATACTGTTACTCAGTATATCGCTTCGAATAACGATATTATAGAAGTCACTGCTAATCAACTTGCCAACTCAACATATATGTCGAGTATCACTCGATATCAACCAATTGATGCCAATCCACTTTATCACGCCCGCCGGTTGCCAGACTATCGCGACATTGATAGTACAACAGATGACTTTATTGTTCACTTTAAAGAGAAGTATCTGAAGAACATTCAGTTTGATACTGCTACGAATAAGAAGCTTCTTGTTAAAAACTCCCTTGATTTATATCGTGCTAAGGGTACAGAGCGCGCAGTTGATCTCTTCTTTAAGCTTGTATATGGTACGGCTGCTGAAGTACAATATCCTGCAGAAAAGATCTTTCGTCTTTCAGATGGTGTGTACGAGAAACCAGAATATCTTGAAATCGGATACTCAATCTATAATATCGACTATGTCGGAAAGCAAGTTGTGGGCCAGCTTTCAGGCGCCAAAGCTTTCGTTGAGAAGTACATTCGTAGAAGAGTTGGTAAAGGTTTCGTTAATCTACTTTATATTTCTGGAAGACAAGGCGAATTTCGTAACGGCGAAGTGGTTGGTCTCAATATTAATAATGAACCCGTATTCGATATTACCAAAAGATCGAAACTCGTAGGATCTGTAAAAAGAGTTACAGTTCAGACACGCGGCCGAGACTTTACTGTCGGAGACATCGTAAGATTTACGAACAGCGATCGTGGGCTCGGCGGTTTAGCAAGAGTAGAATCTACGAATTCGGCTGCTGGTCTCGTAGATTTCATTTTTATAGACGGCGGATATGGATATACTCTCAACACAGAATCGATTGTCTCTGAGAAAGTATTAAACCTGAATGAAGTCACTGCAGATTTTACTGCTGAAAATTACTATCGACTGTTCGAACGTGGTGTTCAACCTGTAGTCAATATCGGATACAGTGCGGCCACATCAAACGTTTCTGTAGGAAATACTGTATATCGTTACGCGGCAAATGGCATGCTTGCTGCACAAGGAAGAGTACTCGAAGTTGCACGTTCTTCGAATACAAACGGTTTTATCTCGATATCACATACTTCAGGCGTATTCGTTCCATCTGCTACCTATTATACCGGAACGAATAACACAGGAACAAGCTTTACAGCAAGTACACTGACAGACAAGTCAATGTCTGGTAAGTTC